ATGCACAACAAGGGGATACCGTCGATTCGATGTGCTGGCGTTTTTATGGACGCACGGCATCGGTAGTCGAGAACGTTTTCAACGCCAATAAAAACATCGCAGAATTTGGCCCCTTATTACCTCACGGTACGCCTGTGGACATGCCCGATATCAGCGCAGCGCCAGTAAAAGAATCACTCAAATTATGGGACTGAGCACAGAGCGCGTGACCTCAACCTGCGCCTATCTTATCGCCACCTTTTTGGCCTGGCTCGGCGGGCTCTCGCTGGAAGATATTGCTTTTCTGGTCGGGACTGCGGTCGGTGTAGGGACTTTTCTTGTCAATTGGTACTACCGGCGCAAAAGCTACCTGCTCCTGGCCCGTAGCGGGCTAAGTAAGGAAACCTATGAACGCCTCAACGATTAAAAAATGCAGCGCGGCCGTCGTTCTCGGGTTACTGGCGTTACTGCCGGGATATCTCACGTTATCCACCTCGGAGGCAGGTTTGAAACTGATAGCCGATTTCGAAGGTTGCCAGCTGGCACCGTACCAGTGCAGCGCCGGGGTCTGGACCAGCGGCATCGGCCACACTGCCGGCGTCACGCCACGCGGCCCCATCACCGAACAAAAAGCAGCAGAAAATTTACTCGCTGATATCAAAACCGTAGAGAAAGGGCTGCAGACCTGTATGCCCGTCGAGATGCCACAAGCGGTTTATGACGCGGTGGTGGCCTTCACTTTTAACGTCGGGGTCAGCGCCTCCTGCAACTCGACGCTGGCGTTTTTCATCAAAAAACAGCAGTGGCGCGATGCCTGTGAACAGCTGCCGCGCTGGGTGTTTGTTAAGGGGGTACGCAGCGCAGGGCTTGAACGTCGCCGGGCCGCCGAACGCGCCTTATGCCTGAGTGGCGCCTGATGATACGTCCCCTGATTTTACTCACAGGCACGCTGCTGCTGGCTCTGCTGCTGCTGTTTTTTTACAACCACGAGTTACAGCAGGAGAAAAATAGGCTCGCCCACGACCGTGATGCACTGGCGCTGCAACTCAATGGCCGTGACCAGCAAATAGCCGAACTTGCCCGGCAGATGCAGCAGCGTGAAAGCGCTGAACTGGCGCTGCGTCAGGCACTCGGCAAAGCCAGCACGCTGACCGTACAGCGAGAACAACAGTTTCAGAGGAGCCGTAATGAAGATCCTGCCGTTAAAACATGGGCTGACAGCGCTCTGCCCGCTGCTGTTAGCCAGTTGCACCAGCGCCCCGACTTCGCCTCCGCCACAGATTATTTACGTTGGCTGTCCGCTGGTCAGCCCCTGCCCGATACCCGGCAGCCAGCCGAAAAATAACGGCGATCTTAGTGCCGACGTTCGTCAGCTTGAGGCCGCTTTGCTCACCTGCGGCCTGCAGGTCGACACCATCAAACAATGTCAGGAGACACAACGTGTTAAAACCCACTCAACTGCAACAACGGCTGATTGAGCAGATCCCGCTGCTCAGCACACAGCCTGAAAAACTGGTGATGCTCACCGGTAACGGCAACGTGGTTTCCACGCTGGCCCCTTCACTTTCTTTCGAATACCGCTTCCCGCTAACACTGACCGTCAGTGACAGCGGACTCAGCGACAAACTGGCGGATCTTATTGTCGTCACCGTACTCGATTGGCTGACGGAAAATCAGCCCGACATTCTGAGCAGCAGTACCCGCAGGCTGACCGATGTGAGTTACGCGCGGCAGGAAAACAGCCTGACGATGACCTTGCAGCTGACCGAGCGCGTTCAGGTTCAGGACACTGACGGCGTACGTACCATTACGCATCTGCCCGAACCACCGCTGCCTGAGGATAACGTCCGGCCACATCAGGTTTATCTCAATGGCGAACTGATAAGTCACTGGGCTGAGTGACCCGGTTTCCGTCACCGTTCGTTGTGCCACGGCCCGCCGGGCGCTGACTGATTGTCGACTTCCCCCTCTAAACGGCATCCTTAATTTCATGAATACACATACACAACTCAACGACATCATGCGGCTGCTCAACAACCTTGTGCGCATTGGGATTGTCACCGCCATCGACCTCGAAAATGCCCGCTGCCGGGTGACCACGGGCAACAACATCACCGCCTGGCTACCCTGGATGACCAGCCGTGCCGGACGCACCCGCAGTTGGTGGGCGCCGTCAGTCGGCGAACAAGTTTTATTACTGTCGATGGGGGGCGAACTGACGACGGCATTCGTGCTGCCGGCTATTTTTTCGGATGCCAACCCGGCACCGTCGGCGTCAGCGGATGCCGTTCACCTGAGCTTCCCGGACGGTGCCGTGATCGAATACGAACCGGCCAACGGTGTGTTGACAGCCAGCGGCATCAAGTCCGCCAACATCACCGCTGCCGACCATATTTCGGTCACTGCACCGCTGATTGCATGCCATGCCAGCACCCGCATCACCCTAGAGACCCCTGAAGTGGTGTGCAGTAGCAAGCTCATCACCGGCTCGCTTGAGGTCAAACAGGGCGGCACCATGACCGGCAATATCAGCCACAGCGGGGGAAGCCTCACCTCGAATGGCATTGCCTTACACACCCACCGCCACAGCGGCGTACAGACTGGCGGCGGTCAAACCGGAGGCCCGCAATGAGTGATCCCAAGTACCTTGGCATGGCGCGCGAAAGCGGTCTGGCAATAGAAGATCTCGACCATATTCGCCAGTCCATCAGCGACATTTTGCAGACACCAATAGGTACACGCGTCATGCGCCGTGACTACGGTTCACTGCTGTCGACGCTGATTGACCAGCCGCAAAACGATGCGCTACGCCTGCAAATCATGGCGGTGTGCTACTCCGCGCTGTTGCAGTGGGAACCCCGAATCTCGCTGACCGCCATCACCTTTAACGCCGGTAACAGCGGCAAAATGGTGGTGGATATGACCGGATACCGTAGCGATACGGCGACGGATTTTTCCCTGAGTATTCCTGTGAGCTGACACTATGGCGACTATCGATTTAAGCCAGTTACCTGCCCCGGATGTGGTAGAGCAACTGGACTATGAAAGCCTGTTTGAAGAGCGAAAATCCACCCTGATTTCGCTCTATCCGGCCGAACAACAAGCGGCCATCAGCCGCACGCTGGCGTTGGAGTCCGAGCCGCTGGTCAAGCTGCTGCAGGAGAACGCCTA